AACCATTATTAACCATTGAGAAGTAATCTAGATTAAAGTTAGTATCAAATGTAAGAACAATCTCAGATACAGTTCCTTTTGCACCTGTTTCTGCAGATTCAATCAATTTACCAACTTCAAAGTCACTTGCTGCTTCAACTGTTAACCACTGACTCTCTTCATCATAATCAAAAGCAAGACCAGATACTGGGCCAACACTTGTTTCTGATGTTAGAGTTTCATTAGCATTGAATGTGTTAGGTTGCAACTCAACAGAGAATTGTGGGAAATCTCTTTCTCTTACTAATATTGCGGATGACAATGTTGAATTAAAGTTACCAGGTATTTCACCAGATGGAAGATTACCACCTAAACTATACGTTACAATACCAACGTTACCTAAGTTTTGATGAACTTGTGTTACTTCAAATGTGCGATATTGATATGCATCTGAATTGTATCCAAAACCTGTAGATCCAACACCAACACTGGCATTTTCAACAAATAATTTATCACCAATTTCTATAGGAAACTCTCCTGCAAGACTATATGCAACTTTTAATGTCGCTGCAACAGTGTCTGTAGATGAATCATAGACAAGATTTGTTACTCTAATTCCATTAGGATTATTAATAGGAACTATAATAGGAGTAATATTTGATAAACCAAAAGTGTTTTCAATAATATCAACATATCCCTCTCTATCTGGAGTTGCAAGATTATACGCTAAATCTGCATCAGGATCTTTTGCTCTACTAACACCATCAAGAACAACTAGTGAAGGTGGTTGATTGTAACCTCTACCATATGAAGTAATACCAACAGCCTTGAGACCTGATAGTGCTTCAATCTTAATAATCTGAGGTAATTTAGATTGTGGTCTTAATGTAAAGTCTGATGGGTAATCAAAACCAATATTATTAATTTTTGCAGTCTTGGGTATACCTATAGATCTACTAGATGCCTCTAGAATAGCACCTGTACCCGTGTCAGAGGTCACAGTTGATACACCAGGTAATCTGGTATAGCCTTTACCTTTTTCAGCGATAGAGATCGCTGCTATTGGGCCATATGCAGTCTTAGATGTAGTGTCATAAATTATCTCAGTTGTTGAAGAACTTGTATATGATGTTTCTTCTGGATAATTGTCTATATCGTAAGTAAATGTATTATCAGAATTTGCAAGGATGTTAAATTGACCAGCATAACGACTATCCTTAAAGTTTAATGTATTGTTTCCTTGAATTTCTTTATCTAAAACAAGTTCTTTATTTACATCGGGATTGTCAGTGGATGTGTTAGCAACTAAGTTATAGTAAAGTATTTTTGGAGTATTATTGTTATATGTTAATACCAATTTACCATCAACACCCACTGTTCCTGATCTGGTTACATTAAATGTTGATGATTTTTCATTTGATGTATATTCATGTATAAAGTTGTAATCAGTGTAAAGTTCTAAATCAAATGCTGGTAATGTATCAGCAACTTTAATATATGATAAAGATGAGTCTGATAGATCAAACGTTATTGTTCCATTCTTGTAAAATTCTAAAGGTGGATTGACTAAATTAAGCACTCCACTGTTTCCACTGTTGGCAGTCAAAATTCCAACAAATTTAGGTCTTCTCTGTTGTGTTTGGAATCTACTACCACACAACTTAATTTTATCCTTATTGATAACATATACAAAATATTCTTCATCATTAACTAAACCACCCATGGGGCTAGATGATGTATGGATAACTCTTTGACCAGTCACCATTTCATGATTAACTATTTCAATAGTATCTGGAATACCAGTTAATGAAGTTGATGTAGTAACTCCTGCTTGAACAAAGTCTAAAGTTCTAGCAATAAGTTTTCTATTTGCTTTATTATATTTGATTGGAACTGTTGTAACAATTCCAGCATTAACAGTCAAGAACACTCTATCATTATGACCCAATCCATGACTACTTGCAGTAGATACAGTAATTAAGTTTTTCTCAAAAGAACCTTTAACAGTTTGATCGTGAGCAATCTTCAAACTGTGATATACACCAGTTCCAATGCCTGTGAAATATAGTAAACTTTGTTTTTTCGTTGTAGCAGCAGCACCTACAAATATATCCTCTGGATCTACACCATCACCTGGTGTTCCTAAACCAATCCTAACTGTTGATAAACCAATTAAATCATCACTGAGTTTTGCCACAAATAAAGGCACTGATTCTGGTAAATCTGCAGAAGCAACTAGTAAATCAGCATTTGCACGATTTGTTGCTATTCCTATGTTATTACCAGTGTTTCTTTGATATGTAACCTTATCACCAGTTTTAAATTTATGATTTGGTAAACGTATAGATCTAGATGGTATGAAAACTTGATTTATACCAGAACCAGGATTTTGAATACTAACTGTTGTTCCAATACCAGGCCCAGCAGTGGTTCCCACACCAACAGACTCTACTGGATTAAAGTAATATTCTAAATCAACTTGATTATCAAATGTAGTGTTAAAACCAACATCTATCTTAAACTTTCTAGGATCCTCCTCCACTGTTGTTGTTGCAGTATGTGATGCACCCGTCACACCATCATCAAGGCTATTTTGATTTCTTAATACTCTTATTCTTTTCGATGCAGCATCGATGTTTAGTATCTTAACTTCCTCTTGTCTTGTTCCAATACCAACCTTTAATATATCGTTTTCTCTTATCGCAAGATTGTTTAAATGATCATTAGGAGATGGTAACTTACCAAGAACATTGAAGAAAGTAACTAATCCTGTTGCAGCAACTGATCCTATACCTTGTGATATAATTAACTTAGTTGAAGATATTCCAATGTTATATGTTTTACCCCCAATAAGAGAACTCGTGGTTGTCAATCCTGAAACATAAACTTTATCACCATTTTGCAATCCTATTGGTGTGGTGTGAACACCAACAAATCTACCTCTTTCATCGGCAGGATAAAATTCTATATTATTTAATTTTGTGTTAGTTACTGAAATAGTTCCAATTCCAGGCCCTCTTACTTTTGATACTTTTGCAACAGTCTCAAAGTTATCAGCAACTTCTTCCTCAAATACAATTTTGTCATTTACCTGATATAAAGAACCACCAGTTACAATACCAACTTTATCTACAGCACCCTCAGAGGCAAATGTAACCTCACCCTCTTGAGTTACAAATTTATATGATTGACTTACATAATTGTAAGCACTATCGTCTTGAAGTAATTCATATGGTTCTGTATTTCTTACCCATGTCGTTTTATTAAGATTAATTTCATCTTGATTACTCTTTGATAGGAAATTAAACTCATTTGGTTGAGCACCAAAATTCTCACCTAATAAGTATGGGAATTTTGGTTTTTTAAAGTTATTAAATGGATCACCTGAATCTGATGTTACAGTAGATTCAAGAGTAGCAAAATAAGCGTATACTCCATTTGGATATTCTGGAGTTACACCGTATCTTCCATTATTTTCATCAAGATAACTCTCGTCAGTATTACTATTCCAAGTAAAATCTTCAATAAAGAATTCTTGTGGGAAAACATCTGTAGGAGGTCTGTTAGTTTTTAAATCAACAGAGTATCCTGAATTTAGTTGTGTTACAGATCCACCAGTGCTCTTCTCATATCCATATGGGCCATATATTGGAAGACCATCATATGCCCAACCAATAATTGGTGAGTGTTGTGTTTTATCTTCTTCTACACCACTTGATAAAGTAAGATCCCTACTACCATATAAAGGATTACCAGCAGAGTTATTTTGATATACAATCTTTCTCAATCCTCTTGGTGCGTATGCATGAGAACACTGCAACTCACGACTAATCTGAGTTGGTTTTTCTATGAATACATCAGAATCATCTATATTTGTAAAATTCTTTCTAACTTCATTTACTTGCCATGTTTTTAAATTAGACTGGAATATAGCAAATTCACCAGCAGATTCAACATTAAGTGAAGTGGTTGAAGCACCATATCCAACACCACTCTTTATAATCTTAACAGATCTTATTTGGCCTCCAACAATCTCTGGAACTAACTCTGCTCCAGTTCCAATACCCGTAACTGAAATACTAGGAGGTGTATTATATGATTGACCTCTATTCTGAATCGCAACGTCAATTATTTTACCACCAGACACAACTGGTAATAATTCACCACTCACACCACTGTATAAATCAATTCTTGGTTGCCTGTTAAAGTTAAGTATTTCAGATGCACCATATCCAACACCACCATGAGTTAAATGAACTGAAGTAACTTCACCTCTAAACAATGGTTGAGGAACACATTGGAAATTTTTACCCTCTATTGAACTTATACCAACAATACCCTCAACTTTTACAACGATTGGATCATAATTAAAGTTGTGAGTTCCAACTCCAATTGATCTTAGGTTTTCATATTGTTTTGTTCTAAAGTAAAAGTCTTTTGCTGTTGTTCCTACACCTACATTTGATAATTTAAAAGTATTTTCGTCTACAACATACACATAATATTTTTTATCACTTGAAAGACCCTCTATAGATGTTCCGTTTGCATCAGCAGTATAAGTTACAATCTCACCTGTCTTATAATCATGATTATTGATTGTTATTCTGTCAAGTGCAGTATTGATACCAGTTGGTTCACAAGTTTTAAGTTTATTCTCATATCCCTCACCAGATTCTAATACATTTATACTACCGACTTGAGATTTTCCATTTAAAGATCTAAATTGATGGTTTCCTTCACCAACAGCAGTAAATCCTATTGTATTAACACCAGCAACTGCCTCATCTAAGTTTTTATGAAGTCTAATTGTTTTTTCTGGATACCAGTTTGTTCCAGCATATCCAACCCAAGTTGCTATCGTTGTTAAACCAGCAACATTCTCGGTATTAACATAATATATCGCTCCTGTGCTTAAACCTGCTAATGCTTTTCCACCAAAAGTATCATATACAACTCTCTCATAATTTCTAAATTTATGATATGTTAAAAATCCAACGTTAAAGTCATCAGACCCAGTTACCACAATAGTTTGAGATCCTGAACCAGAATTAAACACAACTTGATGTGGAACAGTGACCATTTTACATTCTGCCACAGCACCAGTTCCATTTCCACCGCTTATTGATACTTTTGGAATATCAACATAATCAAAACCTGGATCTTCAACTCTTATCTCTTGTAAACTACCTCTAGTTGCCACATATCCTGTAGCACCTGCTCCTACACCGTCGTTTATCGCTAGTTGAGGTGGATTTATAACATCATACTTTCTTCCACCACCAGTAACGTCTATAGACTTAATATCACCATAGTAACAAAGGTCTTGAGACTTATAACTTAATACTTCAACACCATTAATTAAAACACCATTATATCCGATTCTTGTTTTATACTGTTTACCATCATAAACTGGCATATCAATTTCTCTAAGCAGTTTTTGAGGTAGAGTCTTCTTATTATGGAATTCATACTTCTCAAAAGTATTATTTGTGATTTCAACAGTAACAGTTGACTCAGATACTTTTTGGAAATTACCATCATATAAGTTTGAACGAGATTTTGCTAATCTGATGTCATTTAAGTTTACTCTTTCTACAAAATACAATCCTTCACTGAAAAGAAAACTAGAAACTGTTCCGTCATCATCTTTTTGAGGTGTGTAATAGATTGCATCACCACTAAAGAAGTTGTGATCGTTAGAACCTGTGGTAATTCCAATAATAGTTTGACCACCAAGAAAAGTTCCAGATAATTGTATTTTCTGGGTGCTTGGATTTAACTTATGACTAGATCCATAAGTTGGTATAGAGTTGGATGCGACTAAATTCTTAATTTTGGATAATGTGTGAGCATATCCAACTTCATCCATGTAAATGTTTTGAATATTTGCAGTATAGTCATTCAAATGCTGTTGATTATCATTAACACCACTTCCGTCTGAGTTTCCCTTTGCAAGAGTCTTTGTTATAGCAGCAACTGCTGAAAGATCACTTATTGCAGAACCCTGCATTCTAATTTTGACGTTACTTAAAACATCAGTAACAGTATAACTGCCAGTTAAAGTTGCATTTGCAGTTTGAACTGTGATTACATCATTTAATCTTATTCTATGAAAATCCTTAGTAACAACTTCATAGGTAGGGCCTGAAGCATCCTGTAGTTCAATAGTATCTACATTATATTTTGGTTGAACGTTAAATATCCAGTTGTTTGATTTAAAATCACTTGTAGGAGCGATCTTACCAAGAGACTTTAATTTTATCTTTGCACCAAGTCTTTGATAGTAAGTGTTTGGTAATTCTATATCACTCAATACACCTGTTATTCTGCAACGTATGCCGTCTGTAGTGACCCCTGCAGTGCTGTTTGCTTGCCCTAGGGCATATACATAGGCATTCTGTCTAATTGTTGTAGCATCCTTAATTGTAGTAGTAATGCCAGTTGTGCTTATACCTAAGAACTGTGTGATATTGGTGTTAGTGTAAGTGCAAACTCCAACTGTTCCATTTTGATATACAAAGGTCAATGCTCCACTATTTGGAAAACCTATAGTCGAGTCAACATCTATAAAGGTCTGTGCTGCACCTACTTGACCAACATTCTTTGAATTAGCATGAACGGCAAAATTACCATATAACAATTCATCTGAACTACCTGTTCCAAATGAAGCATCAATGCTAACCTTATAATAAGTATCAGTTAAAAGACCAACTCTGACTCTTTCAACCATCGAGACAGGGCCGTATGCTCTGGATAGATTCTCTACAGGGTCTTGGAAGAGTGTTTTATTCTCAAGATCCATAGGATCTCCTTGAATCGCTTCGACTATGAGATCACGAGTTTTTCTAAAGTTAGCATCAGATGGTGCAATAACATAATCAGCAGGTCTAACAATATCTACTTTTTCATTATATAATGACTTGAATAGTAATTTGAATGATTCGTCAGTTCCTCTGGAGTTATAAAAGTCTTTTGAATGACGAATAAACTGTGGTTGGTTTAGTGCAGGGTTTAAATCTTTTTGGAAACCTGGTAAAAATTGTTGTTTTGACTTCTTTAAAAACTCTTGTAAAAATAATGTGCTTAAATTATTAACTTGACCACCACTTGTTCCCACACCAACTGCATGAGATGCTGCTTTTGATGTTGAAAATATAAATTCTTCTGGTTCATCAGGGTTACTGAATGATGTAATACCACTAAACCCACGAATACATCCAGTAAATGAGTTAGTTGTTAATCCAGTGTATGTAATTATTTCGTTATCTATCTTTAATAGACCATAACTATCAGGGAATCCAGTAGTATCCTTTACAGATATGGTTTGATCGAACTGGCCAACAGCACTTGAGAGAGTTGTGAACCCAACGAGAGTACCAGATTTGTTTAATTGTATATAAGAATCTAAATTATTGATTATATCAATTGGGCCACCTTGATATTCTTGCCCTTGATAGTATGCACTTAAAAATTCACCGACTAAAGGGCTATCATCCCTGACATAACTAGGGAGTTGTTCTTTGACAACCTTATTAATTTGAACTCTTTTATCGGTCATGTGTTATCTTACGATCTTTCTGTCTGTATAACTTGATGTAACTGTATATGTTGATCCTGATGGGTCTGCACCTGACGCAATTTCATCAACAACCATCTCTACGTTACTAGTATCTAGTTGCAAATAAAGATCCTGTAATCCAATTACGTCATTTGATTCTGGAACTACAGAGATTTCCATGATTTGTTGAGCATCTTTTGTCTTACCTGAGACAATATTGATGGGGTTAAGAGTCATTCTACCTGTGTTATAGTTAACAACACCCACATTTGACCTTTCAATTAACGGAGTTGTTGAACCTGGTGAGTCTAAAGAGAATAAACCGAGTGATCCAGTCTTTTTATCAGTGTTTGGGATGTCATAAAGGTAAACTGACCTACCAATATCCAAAACTCTAAAGGCACTTGAGCGAATATTGAACCCATCCATAGACGAAATATGGAATTGATTACCAAAATCAATGGCATATTCAGCAAATTGATCGGTGGCCAACCTTAAATCGCGTCTCATTTCGACTGTAGTGACGTTTGAAGTCACTGATTCATGACTTTGATCGATAACTTTAAGGAATTTACTGTATTTAAACCTTGCTCCATACTTATTTAACTCAGCAGAAGCAGCTAATTTGTTAATATTGTTCAAAATTGTCGATGAAACCATCAATGCATTGGGTGCAAGACTCGTATTATAGTAAACTTTACTGTCAGTCTCAAGGTAGAGATACTTGAGATCGAGAATTTCAGGCACAATTCCCGCTACAGAGTATTTTCGGAGGTCTCTTTTGATATTTTCCTTAATTGCATTCGGAACAAAGTCACCAGTTCGTGGTTTTATGCTAATAAACACCTTTCCATACTGTGGAGGAACCAATTCTTCACCCCCATAAACTGAAATTGACTCAGTTTCAGGGTAAATTTTGTTAGGAATTAGAATTTCATAGTCATTTGAGGTCAAAGCACGGTTTTGAGTGCCATAAATCTGTGGTGCATACTTCTTAACAGAGTCAACACTCTCAATTTCATCTCCACCACTAGAGGGTGTATTAGCAGTTAAGAGTGAAATACCGCTAGTTATGGTGTTTTCGACTGCATTTCTAGTATATGTGCATTTTCCACTAAAAGATAAGTTACTAATACCGTTAGCCTCTGATCCATTTGATATAATATATGAAACTTCAACGATATTTCCGTCTGCAAGTGCTTTTCCAAAGATTCCATCACCAAAAATTATCTCATATTGCTCATCTTCAATCTCTTGAATGTAATAAATGAGTGAATCACCTGTAATTGCACTCCCCGTGACTGCATCAAACAGACTATCTTGCCTTGTATAACTTGAAAGTAGTGAAGAAGTAGCAGATGGTCTTACATAAACCTCTAAAGTGCTTAAATCAATGCCAGAATTAGATAAAATGAATCTTTGATTGATATTATTTGTAGAATATGGGAATTTTTGATCAATTACAGTGCCTTCTTTGACATCTACATCTAAAAATGACGCAACTCCGTCAATTACAGGTTTTGTAATCTCTTTTGTAAGACCAAAAACGAAAGATTGACCACCAAATTGGTTAGAAGATGCAACTGGGCCTTTTTTTAAGGTAATTGTTGTTGGTGGAGGTGTAATTCCTGGTTCTACAGTGAAATTTATGGTTGCAGTTGATGCTTTTTTCGATCTTGGCACATATCCGATGTTCCTAGCAAGTGCAACAACGTTCTCTCTAAGCGTTGCACTGTCAATAAAGACCTCATTAGAGATCATATTGGCATTATATGAAGTAATATATGTATTATATGCTAAAACGTCTAAAATTGTTGACAAATTTGACCCCTCGAAGTCATAATCCGTAAAATTCGAGTTGGATTGTAAATATTGTTTAAGTGTTTCTTTAATCTGGTCAAAATCCAGACTAGTAAAGTTTAAAAGTGACATTTATCGTGATGGAAGCAAGGC